CCTTGTGCCAGAAACGTCTTAAAGGTTTCTTTAAGTGCATCTGGTAGAATACAATCATCTATTGTACGTGGGCGATATTTCTCAACCCATAAAAAGTTATCGTTTTCAACCACGATTAACTACCGTATTTCGATGTTTGTTCTAGTGCAATCCAATACTCTACAGGTTTTGAACGGTGTTTGAAATGACTGATTAATGATTTTGATATTTCGACATCATAGTCACCATCAATCACTTTAAAGTTCTCTGCCTTAAAATGAAAAGTAAAGTCTGCAGGTGCGTTCTCTCCTACTTTGACTGAATAATCGTTTGATGTTGAGTTTTTACTATCTACTGCTGTTAAGAAAATATTACCACCACTTTTTGCAGTTACAGTAATGTCAGGCAATTGCATAACTGCTGATGCCTTTTTGACCTTAGATAGATCAGTTTGTGTTAGTGTAAATGACACATCAACAGGTGGCATTTTAATATCTTTAGTTGGTGATACTAACACAGATGGATCACTAAAGAAGTATTTTGTTTTTGTAGAAACACCTTCTTCATTGATGACCATATTTTTCTCATCGAATTTCAACACAGGTTTAGAAAATAAACCAAGTGTACCTAGAAACTCATGTAAGTCATAGATACCCATTTCTTGTGGAAATTCTTCTTCAATCTCAGCCTTTGCCAAGATGTTTTTCATTGTAGAGATTGTGGAAAGTTTTTTACCAGGATTAACTAATAAGTTTTGATTAATCTCAGCAAAGTTTTTCAACACTTCTCTAGTGTTTTCGCTTATTTGCATTATTACCTCTTTCACTTGTTATCAATAATATAATGTAATGTACGGCTTTGAATAAATCATTTTCATTCTTACCGTTCTTCTTACCATATCTGGCAAGATATTTCATCGCATTACCACGACAAAAATCCGATGCAATACCTATACTTTGAAATAAGTCTTGCACCTGAATATCTTTAGATGAATAGTGTTGTCCGTATGTGGATTCAATATAAGATTCTAGTTCTTTCAGAATCTTGTTTTCATCATATTTAAAATTCATAATGTATTATATCATAAAAGGGGGTTGTTGTCAACCCCCATATTTAAATTAATTAGATTTTACTTTTTTTCGATCACTCATAGTCAGATTTGTTTTAGCATCAATAAACTGAGTATTCTCAAGGGTTCTGTTGCCACCTTTACTTATAGGATTAATTTCATCTAAATGCAATCCGTCTGATTCAGACAACTGAATATTGTGAGCAACCATTAGTTCATCCCTTGACATATCACCGCCAGTTCTTGAACCAACTTTACTAATAATTCCTTTCTTTATTAAAAGAGGAATATCAGTATATAAGTCTTCTAACAAATAACGCAGTCTGGAATAATCATCAAAATCATATTTAGATCCACCTTGACCTTTTAAAGATACTTTTGATTTATGTTTTACATCTGCATTGTGTTTAGCAAAAGAGTAATCATGCATTTGTTTTTTTGGTTTTCCGTTAGGACCAAGAAAGGTGATATAAGTTCCTTGTGTTTTTAGTCTTTCAAATTCTTTATTTAGAAACCACTCAACAAATTTGTTTGATAACTCAATACGATAAGAACCATCTATACCTTTTTGCAATCCCCAAACATTACCTTTTTGAAGTAAAAAAGCAGTAGTATAAAATAAATTATATAAACTTGATTTACTAAACTTTTTTAGTTTTTTCTCACCGTAAGCAAAACATCCATCTGCCATGATTCTAGCAATCTTCTTTGTTATCTCTTTATTTTTCTCAGAAGGATACATAGGATCATTAGATTTAAATTGTCGTTTTACAGGACCATACACTTCGTCAAGTCTGTTTACTTCATTTTCGTAATAGTTATCATTACTCCATAATAACATCTCTGCCATAAACAAAGTATCACCTTTATTCTCAATATGATACTCACTTGTCATACCTGTAACGGTTGAAAACATAAATTTCATATTAGAATCATAACCACACAATTCAATCAACCATCGATTTAATTTGTTGTAATTGAGTATTCTTTTTTCATGTGCTGTCATCGCCACCATACTGTTAGATGTAATAAAGACATTAACTAGTTCTTTTAAATCACCTGTATGATATATGATTACAAGTAAAGGTATGTTATCAAATAAATGATCTTGTATAGTTTGTGGTAAATCATCAAATTTACCTTTAACATCTATTTTTCCATGTTCACCTTCGATTTGAAAAATAACAGGTTGTACAGGATTGAATATTGTTACATTATTAAAATATTTTACGATTTCTTCAATTCTGTGTTGTCCATCAAGTACAAGATAAACTTTTCCTTGATTATCTAAATCTTTGAAATAATCAAAATTGTCTTGTAGATATTCTCTCTCAAAAGCATCATCAGTATCAATTAAATCTTTTTCAAGTTGTTCTACGATTGTTTTGATATTTGCTAATTGAATGGTGTCTTTTAAAGAAGCACCGTTAAATAAAGTTGTTAAATATGAATTAACTTTATTCTTTGGCCACAGTTTTAATAGTCTTTGTAGTCTTTCACGGTCATAGTGTAATTCACCATTAACGTGTTTTTGATAAATCCATCGAGGCGACTTTAATTCAGACGTACTGTCTACCTTCTTGGATATGTTTATTATGTTAGTCATAATTATCCTTTTTAAATGGTTGCCTTAGCAACATTATTATTCTAAATTAATCCTTAAATTAATTTATTGTTTTTATTATATCATAAAAGGGGCTTGTTGTCAAGCCCCTAATATAATTATTATTATTGGATATCGATTGTTCTCGGTTTCTTTTCTTCAGGAATAATTTTCTCTAAAGAAATCTCCAATAATCCGTTCTCAAATTTAGCACCTTGAACTTTCATCTCATCAGATAGTGTCCAAGACCTTTCAAATGATCTTGTAGAAATACCTTTATATAAAAATTCTTCCTCGTTTTCTACAATATCTTTTTTAGATTTTACTGTTAGAGTATTCTCTTTAACTTCTACGTCAACAGTATCTTTACTCCATCCAGCAATTGCTAATTGAATTTTATAGTTCTCACCATCTTTTGATTTAATTAAATTGTATGGTGGGTATGACGGTGCAGGTGTATCTAACAGTCTGTCAAAGTCATTGAAAAGTGAATCGAAACCAATTGAAAATGGTCTCAGTTTATTAAATGTAGTTAGTGTCATTTGTTTTTGCCCTCCTTAGCGGCGTTTTATAGAACCCTTAATGGCGTTCTATTATAATATATAGTGACTATTTATTTTTTTTCAAGTGGGGGTGCGTCACCAGGCACCCCCTAATATGATACCGAGAGGCGGCATCAGTAGGTCTTACGGATTGCCTACATAACTATATATGGGGCAAAAGCCCCACACATTAACTTTTTTTCTTACGACCTCTAGTTTTCTTCTTTTCAGTGGTTGTCGAATTATTACCAGTCACACTGTGAATGATAAGTCCCATTGCCACAAGAAGTACCAAAGGTAGATAAGGTGTTATATCGTACATGATTAACTAGTATAGACGATCTGTCCTGTTGCAGCTAATCCAGCAGCGATAATTTCTTTAGTAGGTGTTCCGATTCTATATGATGTACCTTTTGAATCTTTATTGATATACACCATATGACCTTTTCTTCTCAAACCATCAACGACAGTTCTTGGAGATTTAAACCCATATACATTTTGAGCTTCTTTCCATGAGATGGATCCACCTCTTAGTAGTGCGTTTAAGAACTTTTGTGTTCTTGTTAGTGCTTTTCTACCCATATTACTATTCTCCTTAGTTATTGTTGTTGATGTCATTTCCATAACGACATCTTGTTTTTGTTTTTCCTTAGGTGACACCGTGTCACTAAGTATATTGAAAAACGATTTTAGCATTTAATCACGCTCCATTCTTCGTCTTTGTGCTTTTCTCCATCTTCGAATATTCTCTTTTTGTTTTCTGAGTTTCATCTCGGATGGTTTTTCATAATAACGTCTTTGTTTCAATTCTTTGATAATACCGTCCTTAAGCATTTTCTTTTTAAGAACACGAATTGCTTTTTCAACATTATTATTGAAAACTCTTACTTCAATAGTCAATATATCACCCCCTTTAGGTTGACCATTTTATTTCTCTAGTTTTTGGTTCTTTAACACCATCAACTAAATCTCTTAATCTTTTAATTTCTAAATCTTTCAATGTCATTTCTCTTTTATAATCTGATTTCAAATCATTATATTTGGTATCTAATCGACTTACTTTGTCTTCTAAATCTTGTTTATCTCGTTCTAAATCTTTTATATCATTATCCATACTATCGATTTCTTTTCGATATTGGTCTTCTAAATCTCTTGCGGCTTTATGTTTACCACTTTTATCTGCCTCAATCATCATACCTTGATGTGTGTGGGCAACTTCATTCATAAACTTTTTCATTAACTTACCAATGTAATCTGTTTTAATTACTGGTGTTGCATTGATTATATCATTAATCTGTTTGTATAATCGATTTAAACTTTCTGTATTTTCTTGGACTTTAAAACCAAGTATCTGTTCAACCTCATCATCCATGACCGAGAGTTTTTCATTAATACTTTCAAAGAATGATTTGTAGTAATGTTCGTCTTCGGTCATTATGCCAGGCGCCTGGGAAGACGCCTGGTTGAGGTCTACATTACGGATAGGTTTTAAACGATCAGTTTTATTCATACTAAAAGTTTTCGTTCTCCTCACTATCATTGGAAACCATTTCCTCAGGTTGATTTAATTGACTGAGGTCTTCACCTGCATCGACTTTGGTATACAGGTCAAGGAAACTGTTTTTAGTGTCTTCATCAAATCTGTTAGTACAAACTTGAATTGCCTTCATCTTGTTTTTAAAGATGGCGTATGCGTTGGCAATGTGAACAATACGTCTGGTAGAAATAATCTCATCAATACCACCGTCATAGAAAGTTTTTCTGATAACGTCTGCCCATTTGACAAGGTTTGTTGCAAACTCTTTGTCTTTGATACCAAGACCTTCGAATACTTTCAGAACAATGTTTTCTTCAATCTTTAGTGAAGGATAAGACTGTTCAAAAGTAATTGGAAATCTTTCTAAAAACGCCTCGTTCAGAACATTAGTGCCGATAAATCTACCGTCATCAGAACCTTTACCTTTAGTATTCGCAGTGGCGATCACATTGAAACCTTTGGCAGGTTCAATAAATTCGTTGATCTTTTTAAGGAACACACCCTTACCTTCTAAGATAGGTTGTAAACACATAATCTTATTTGATGCAAGGTCGATCTCGTCTAAAAGAAGTATGGCACCTCTTTTCATTGCGTCAACAACAGGACCATCGTGCCATGCAGTTTCACCGTTGACTAATCTGAAACCACCAAGTAAATCGTCTTCGTCTGTTTCAATAGTCACGTTTACTCTGATACACTCTCTTTTGAGTTCAGAGCAAGATTGTAAAACGTTTAATGTCTTACCGTTACCAGAAAGACCAGTAATAAAAGTTGGATAAAAGATACCAGATTTAATTACAGATTTGATATCTTTGTAATGACCCCAAGGAACAAATGAAGGATCACCAGAAGGGATCACATTTTCTGCCTTGTTAGATGTCATTGAAACTTTAGATTGTTTAACAGGTTCAACCGGTTTTTGAACTGATTGAACTTCTGGAAGTGAAACACTACCGTCTGTTTCTGGTAGTTTATAAACACCTCGACTTAATTTGAATTGATCACCTCTTACGAGCCAACCGTTACCAGACAAATTGTATTTTGCCTCTAGTTGTTTAATCTGCTTCATGGTGATTTTATCGTCACCATATTCTTTTCTAGCAAGATTAACAAAGTTAGTTTGTTTTTCGTTTAGCATAATGTTATTACCTCTTTTCATTATATGTTAATGCTATCATAGTTTATATTGAAAGTCAAGCACTCATTTGAAAGGTGCGACAATCTGCACACCTCTGTTTGTTCGTATTTTGTTCTCATTAAGCAACTCTCTCAATAAATTTGTTAAGTAAAACCCTAGACATTACTTTACTTTTTGAATACTTTTTGAAAGCGGCGACTAGTGATGTTTTCTTATTTTCATCAATGGTGAAACCTTCGTTGTTGATTTCTAGGTCTTTAGAACCTTTGATATAGTATTGAGCATCATAACCGTTCTTGGTTGTGATCACAAACTTATCTTTTCTAAATGCCATTCTAATTTTTTCTTGTTCTCTCATTGGTACTCTGTAATATGTTTTACCTGCGATTCTACCAAGGTCTTCGTGTTCTAGTGTTCTGTGTACGATATGAAATCCTAAAAGAACAGTATCAACTTTTCTTTTCAATAATTTAAAATAGTCTTTAGTAGTGTTTCTCATATAAGACATTTTGAAAGAAAACTTAGTTTGATTATCGATACAAACCATATCATTTTGATAAGGCATATCACCATATTTCAACTGTTTCTTTTCGTCTTTAATTCTATAACTTTCTTCAGTACCGTCAACAGGAACAAAGAAATCTCTATGATCATGGGAATCACCATCAGTCAAAAAGATTGTGTTCATCTTTTGAATTTGATTTTCTTTTTTAAATCTTTTGATCATTGGTATTGAAGCAAGAATAGCAGCGTTCAATGGAGTACCACCAAGAGATAAAATCTGTACAGGTGAATAATAGTAATTTGTGTATTCATGTAGTTTATTATTATATGCCATTGCCACTTTGTAAATCTCAACGCAAGCATTGTTAAATTCTTGTTTTTTCATTGTTGAAGTAAACAATTGTAATAGATTAAATTGATCCATTGATTTGTCACCTGCTTTGTACATCCAAGAACTTTCATTTTGACTAATGTTCAATCTTTGTGATCTATCAGTAAAGGCATAAACTTCAAAAGGAATCTTTACTTGTTGACAGAAAAATACTAGGTTGAATAATTGAGTAATTGTTTCATAAAAACTTTTATGCATGGAACCAGACCAGTCAACAAACATCATCATACCGTGGTTTTTACCGTCAGGAATGATAGTTAACTTTTTGAAAATGTCATCACTGAATTTGTAAGAGTGTAATTTGTTAACGTTGATGACACCAGTTCTGGAAACAGATGCCTTCTTGTATGCATCAGCAGACTTCTTCATTTCAAATTCTTTGACTAGATAATTCACAGTTTTCATTGAACTATCTTTAAACTTTTTGAACTCTCTAGCAACAGCAGTGTTGATATCATCCATATGAGTATATCTACCTTCTTGTTCTTTTACTAACTTGTATAATTCTTTATGTTCGATAACAATCTGTTTCAAATTAGGTAGTGGTAAAGTAACGTAAGTATTATCTCTACCTTTTTCATCTAAAAGAGATTTCATCTTTTCAGTCATTGATGTATCTGTTGATGCCTCTAAATCATCACCACCGATAGAACCCTCTCTACCGTCTGAAACTTTTTTACCTTCGCCAGTCTTTTCTTCTTCGTTTGATTCTGGATTGATATCACCTTGACCTTGTAAGATTTCTAGTTCTTCATCACCTTGATCAGATTGTTCTGAATTAGTAGATGCGGATTCTTGTTCTTCTTGTTGATCATCTTGTGTATTATCTGGTTGTTGCATTTTCTCTACATCATCAGATTGACCAGACTGTTGTTCTTTTGAATTATCAGGAACTTTTTGTTCTTGTTGTTTTTGTTCTTTCTCATATGCATAAATTTCTTTTGCAAGATTATATACATCATCAAATGTTTCAGTTTCAAATGCACGTTTAACAAAATTCATTTCAATCTCATTGTGAAAAGGTATCTGAGCAAATGCACCAATTTTATAATGAACGTTCATTCGATCAATAAACTTTAATTGTGAAACTTCTTTGTCTTTAATACCAAAGAAATCTTTGTTAGATAAAATCTGATAACCATCATAAAAGTTTTTACGTAAACCAGGAAATCTTTGTTTCATCATCTTTTCAATTCTAACGTCTTCTAATACGTTTAGAAAAGAAACAGGAACTTCTTTTTGTTTAAACATCCAGTCTTCTTTTGGAGTAAACAAAGCATGACCAACTTCATGCCCAACTAATAAGTCATACACATCATTAGGCATTTCTTCTTTCCAGATTGGTAAACATAATACTCTATTCTTCACATCAAAATATGCAGTATCAACTTTTCTGTGTTGAACTGTGATATTCTCAGTGGCAAGTAATTTTGCAAGATTTGATTTTTGTAAATTTTCAATTGTCATTATATTAACACCTTATCATACTTTTTTGCATTTGTAAATAGGGCTGCGACAAATCGCACAGCCCTAAAAATAGAAAGGAAAAAAATATGAAATCAATCATTTATGTCTCCATGCTATAGGAAAAATGCTGATTTGTCAAATAAATAATTTAATTAAAAAGTAAGTAGATTCAGTAGTTTATTTGAAGTGCGACAATCTGTCCACAATGAGGACACGTATTTTCCTCTGATTTTACAATCATTTCGCAGTTTTCACAGGTTTTAACCATGTCTTCTCTTTCGAAAAAACCATCTCCATAAAGTTGAACGTATCATTCCGACGGCAGTAAATATCAATGCTATTCCCATACTATCTAGTATTGTTGGATATAAACCAAATAATGGGAATACTAATAGTTGTATAATAATGGCAAGTATTAAACCACTACCCACATCTATGATACCTTCAAATAAATCAGATTTAATCATGTCTTTTGAAATATAAAGGTAGGTTCAAACTTACGACCTGTTATATTAGGTCTTTGATATCTACCCATGTATTGTTGTTTTTGTTTTACTTCGGTAGCATCTCCGTCTAGTGTTGATACACTTGAACCACCTTGTTGTGTTGATAGAGATAACCACCAAGTATCTGTATGTTTGAAACCTACTTCTAATGCAAGGTCAACTGTATCTTCTTCAAATGTTTTATATTGTTTAGTGTTCGCAACATTTAATGCAAGAAACTTATCTCGTTTTAAACCTTTAAATGCATTTTTAATTGTCTGTTTCAGAAAGTGTTCTTTCCACATATCACTTGTATTGAACTTGATACTTGATTGTTCAGGTTCATCACCATATGATTCCCAACCAAAGTATGGTGGACTTGTAAATACAAAATCTAAACTTTCTTCTTCGGGATCATATGTTTCACTACCTTGTCTGAGTAGTGTATAATTTTTATGAGAATGACCATATGTATCTCTAATCTTTTCTAAACCTTCATATGTTGGTATGCAAGGATCAGTACCAATATAATTAATACCAGATGCGATTGCACCTAATAAACGACCACCATAACCCATACTCGGATCCCATACTGTACCTGCCGTTGTACCTTCTAGTGGACTATCTTTATCAACAAAGATGTCATACAATGCAGCCGCAGCCGTAGGTCTAAAGTTTGATACCATTTGAGTACCACTATATCGTCTTAACATAGAACGCATATCTGATTCTGTAATATCATGTGGTTTCTTTTGTTTGAAGAATGTGCCTGTAAGAATTTTATTGATACCTTTTTTGAGATGTTCTTCATCATTCCAAACTTCCATCGGTGTTCTCATTTTACCACATTGAATACCCCATGAATGTTTCATATAAGACCATGCAAGAGATAAACCATGTGTCGATTGACCGATGATCTTATTCTTTCGATCAATCATTGTATCTCTTTTAAAATTCATTAAATCATTAAATCTTTTATCTCTCCATTCTTTCTTATCTGAATAGTATGGAAATCCTTTGTTCTTCCAATAGTCGTGTGTATCTTGTAATATATCAGTCATTTATTATCTCCAAGAATTTGTTTTCAAAGATATCATATATTTGATCTTTTGATAGTAATGTTTTTTTATATGATTCATGTATTTCATTAAAGGTCTTTTCATATTCTGTATTCATTATCTTATCACACAATTCTTCAGCAGTTTGAACTCTTTGCCAGTTTGATTTTACAAGTATACCTGTTGAATCATAATCTTTATAAACCATTGGTATTATACCACACGCCAATGCTTCGTGATATCGACTTGTTGTTGCTTTATTATCTTTCCAATTGAAACACAATGTGTATTTTGATTGATTTAATGTAGGTAATAATCCTCTCATACCTTTTGTTGGTTCCATATCTCTTTTAACAGTAGAAAATTTACCTATAAATCTTGTAAGATATCTACCCATACCATTTTGAATATCTTTCAAAATTAGGTGTCTTTCATCACCACTTTCTATATTACCAACATCTTTTCTTTTTTCTGTTCCCCAATATGAAAACAAATATTTTCTTTTTACAGTTTCAAGTTTTTCATCTTTTATAAAATGGTACTTTAAAGCATGAACACCACCATCAATATCAATTTCATCTAATACTGATATCTTACAATCAATATTTTTAAAAACTTTTTCTTTATATAATTCTGCCGTATCACCTCTGTCTGATCTAAGTATGACAATATGTTTGCCTTTTATATGTGGTAGTATATGATCTCTAATGGCAGTAGTTGACTTTTCTAAATTCTTTGGATCAATATATACTGATTTGCCACTTTCATTTATTATATGATAATGGAATTCATTTTCACTTGGTATAACAATAATATCACTACCTGGCATATCTTTAGAATCTCTACGATTTGCTTTATTAAAACCAAAATTATAATATCCATAATTATATTCTGGATGATTTAATTGAAATCTCTGATAAAGATAATAGAAAGAATCTAATATATGATCTAGTGGTCTTTTATAATTAACACCACTTCTTAATCTTGCAATCGTTATTTTCCTACGTTCCAAAATAAAGATCCTTTCTTAGCATACTTTCTCATTACTGACCATGCTTTTGCATCATATGTTGGTACTGACGGAAAAGGTGGTCTATCTTCTTCTTTAACTTCTTGTGTAAACTTATAATCTGATCGATGAAGAATTGCACGGCCAACTTCATGTTGTTTCATTTTATGACCAACAGACACAACATGAACATCTTTTTTAGGAAATGCCATTTGCAATCCTCGTGTTAATGTACCACTAGAACCAACTGACCAGACTTCACTCACTTCAATATTATAATCACTTTCAATTGTTTTTGCTAGATTTTTAATATCTTCTAACACTCTATGTTCTTCTAATCCTAAAGGTAATAATCTTCGTCTAACAGGATCTGCATCATAGTATTCTCTTGCTCTTGCCTTTGTCACATTCAACATACCATTCGGCACCCAACGTATATCAGCACCATATTCTAATGCCTGTTTTTGATAAGGATGTAGATTCTCTAAAGACCTTTTTGCCATAAAGAATATTGCCTTTTTATCATATACTTTTGCTTGTAAAGTTAATGATAACTGAGCATATCCATTTGCAGGACATCCACCATAAACAAATTCTTCCGCACCCTTTTCTATTTCTTCTCTGATTAATCGATCTACAAATCTTCTTTTTGAACCACCTTCTAATAAGTCATCTCTGACAACATGAAATCCTTCGTGTTGTTCTATAACTAATTTAGGAAATTGAAAAGGTTTCATTGTTATATTGTTCTGTTATATCGGTTACTTTTAATTTACCGTGTACTTCTACAAATGAATATGTTGGTGTATATTGTTCTAAATAATCATATCCTTCTTCTTCAAATTTTTCATCTAGTTCTTCTTCTTCAATACCAACAACACTATTGAAATAAAATGAACACTGATCATCTAAATCAATATCAACAATTTCTTCACTGTCAAATTCAAAAACATTATTATCATCATCAACATCACCAACAACATCTTCTAATGTTTCATTGTCTTCTAACTGAATAACAATATGTCCCCAACGATACATTTCTTCGGTCTGAAATCTAACTGACTTATCATCATTTTGAAATCCTTGATATTCAAAGATTGATTTCTTCCAAGTAGGTTCTATTTTATAATACTTCATGTTGTACTCCTGGTGCCGTCACCAAGATTCGAACTCGGGACCTGATGATTACAAATCAACTGCTCTACCAACTGAGCTATGACGGCATTTCTTTCTATTATATCATATTTTAACTGATTTGTCAATTATTGTATAATCCTTGTGAAATTCTTGTATTTTTCTACTTTTATTTGATTAGAGAACTTATCTACTAATACATCGGTCTTATGTGATATAATGAATACGTTTTCGTCTTGTAGTGTATGAATTATCTTTAAGAAGTCATCTGTACCATTGACATCTAATGAACTATCAAATATCTCATCAAGTATTAAAAGGTTTGTTGATACACTGTTTTTCATTTTTGCAATGGCACGCCATGTAAATAATAATGCCAAATCAATTCTCATCTTTTCACCTTCACTAAATGATGAATAAGAAAAGTCATCTCTAAATCGACTTTTAATTGTTTCATTAAATTCTTCATCTAATTTGAAGTTCACAAAGAAGTCCATTGACTGTAAATACTTGTTGATTAACTGATTCATAATTGGTAGATACATTTTGATAATCTTTGTTTTGATACCACTATCTAATAACATCTGTTTAGCGGCATTAATATAATCCATTTCTTCTAATGTAGAAATCTTTTTATCGTCTTTCTCTTGTAGATTTTCATTGTATGTTTTAAGAACACCTTGTGCCTCTGATACATTCTTTGAACTGTTCATTATCTTTTCAATGTCTAAATTAATCTTGGTATTAAAATTATTCAGTTCAGTAATAGATTGATTATATTTTGCAATCTGAATTTCTTTAACTTTAATCTTTTCATACTCAGTAGTAATTTCTTCTAATCGTCTTTGTTTACCATTAACTTCTTTGTTTAATTGTTCTAGTGCCTTTTCTAATTCAGATAATTTCTTTGTACCTTCATCAACCATTGAAGTTTTAAATTCTTCATCAATATCTTGTTTACAAGTTGGACATTCATCTTTCTCTGAATAGAATTTAATATCTTTCTTCTTCTTTGATACTTTATTTTCAATGGTCAATTCAAAGTTTTCTAATTTCTTTAGATTCTTTTTAACTGTATCTTCATCAGAGATGATGTTCTTTTGTGTATCAATATCTGATTGTATTTCAGATATTTTATCATTGTATTCTGTTATTGTAGTATTATTCTTTTCAATCTTATCTTTGTATTCATCAATGGTAGATTGTTGTTGTTTCTCTGCCTCTGCAATATGTTTTTCTTGTATAGAAATCTTATCTTTGAGATGTTCAACTTCTTTTTCTAAATCTTTAATCTCTGTTTCTAGTTCTTTTTGTTTTTGTTTTGCTAGAATATTCATGGTAGAGAATACTTTAATATCTAAGATATCTTCTACAACTTCTTTTCGATGTTGTGTTTTCAACTGCATAAAAGGTACAAAAGAAGAACTACCTAGAATAACAACTTGTGTAAATGAACGATAATTGATTTTTAATATATTCTGTTCTAAGTATTTCTGATAATCCATTGTCGTTGCATCTTGGTTGATAAGATGATCATTTTGATATATCTCAAATACATTTGGTTTGATACCTCGTTTAATTAAGTATTCATTCTTACCGATTGTAAACTCTACTTCAACCTCTGTACCACCCATATTAATTGTGTTGATTAATTGATCTTTCTTAATATCTCTGAATGGTTTGTTAAACAAAGCAAAACACAATGCATCTAACAATGTTGATTTACCAGAACCATTTTCACCTATAATTAGTGTTGTGTGATTCTTATTTAAATCAACTTCGATAAATGTATTACCGGTTGAAAGAAAATTCTTCCATCTAACTTTTTTAAAAAATATCATAACTTAGGCAAAACCTCATTCACAAATAACTCTTGTCCTTTTTCACAATTCTTTTCCCAATCACTAGCATCACCAGAATCACTAATGTATTTGAACACACGATATTTGATATCAAAGAAACGACACACTTTCGCAATTGCATATGCTTCCATTTCGTAACAATCATACTCTCTTGTAATGTTTGAAACAAAAGTATCGGATGTAGCACAAATATGATATGACTGACCATTTGATATCATTCGCTGATCAAATGGTGTTTCATAGTTTTCAAAACCTAATTCAGTTGCATCCATATCTTTTTGTATAAAATGTCCAAGTTCAATAATCTTTCCTTGTTTGTGAATCACCGATCCTGCAGTGCCATAATTAACTACAAGTTTTGGTCGATGTTCTATAATATACTTTGTTAATTTAAGTGTTGCATTAATCTTTCCAACACCTGTCAATAGAATAGGATGTTTTAATTTACTGACTTCTTCTTTTAATGCTGATACTATAATCATAAATCTATATCATTTGCCTCTGTGTACAAACTTCTCATCAATGTTTTTAATCTACTCTTATCTAACTTTGTATTTAATTGTTCAACGTAATTATCTAAGAGTGTGGTTGTATCTTCAGCCTTTTCTGCGATATCATCTTCGACAGATGAAGCATCTAAGTCTGAGTAGTCTTCTATGACTTTTAAATCGTGTATATTGGTCATCTTATAGAAACCATCTAAGAAACGATCAAACATATAATAATCTTTCTTTTTCTCTACGATAACCTTGATATATGAATCTCTGTACTCGGAGTAGTCAAATTCAGAATAATCGTCTGTATCGTCATTATAATAGATTTTTCGGTGTATTCTATAAGGATTTGCGATACGTTCTAACTCTCTTGTTTCTGTATCAAAGACATGAAATCCTTTAGGACATTTGTAGTCATTCCAAACCATTTCATATGGAGCACCCAAATAATAGATATGTCCATCGTCTGATTTCTTATGAAAGTGACCTGTAAATACTTTTTCAAATCTTTTTAAATACTTCTTATCTAAACCATGTGTGTTAGTCATACCATTTAACATTTCAAATCCTGCAATCTCTAAATGACCACATACAACATCAGCACTTTCTTGTTCTAACATTGTTTTAGTTTGAGATGCGTTGTCTGGACAGATCCAAGGTAACATGAGAAAACGAACATCATCAAGTGTCATTATTTTAGGTTGATCATAGATAAAAGGTTCGTGTACACCATCATAAGTTGTAAACAATTCTATGGGTGCATTAATCTCATTTGTATTTTTGTAATACGTATCGTGGTTACCGATAATGATGTGTGTGTCAATTTTCATATCCCATAAAGGTAACATAAACTTATTTCTAAAATCACTTAATGTTTTGAAGTTCACAAACTTTCGTCTATCAACAACATCACCTAAGTGTATTAGATGTTTGATATTATTCTTTTGTAGATATGGAAAAAATATATCTTGTAAAAATTTATATTGATACTCAGCAAAGGCAGGACTATCTGACCTAACACCAAAGTGAGTATCAGCAATTATCGCTATTTTCATTACATAAACAATTCAAGTTTAGATTTAGTTTTCTTTTTGACTTTCTTTTCTTTAGGTTTCTTTTCTTTTTCTTCTGGCATATTTCTTTGCATATAATCGATATATGAATTTGTATAGTTTGTATCATCTCCGTCTATTGTTTCATATTCTTGTATACCAGATTTAGAAATTAGTTTTTGTTTGATTTCTGTTTGTTTCTTTTCTTTTTGAATCCTACGAATAAATGCATAGTAAATTATCTGTGTAAAATATGCAAATGGATTATTTGATTTTTCAGGATTGAAATTAGAAACATATTGTAAACAGTTTTCTATACCATCAGATATCATATCGTCTTTATAGGTATAGTTAATAAAATTCGGTCTATAAGATAGATGATTTGCTATCTTTAAAAAACATTCGCCCATATAGTTTGTAATAGGAGGTTGTCGTCTACCACGCTTTTCTGCCTTGGCACACATCTCCTTATACTTTATCATTTCAGAAAGAAACTTTTTATTATCTACATAATGTTCGGTTTTCTTTTTCATGTTCATATTATATCATACTTTTAATTAAAATTCAATTAAATTTTTTGCTTGACATACACTTTTTTTTCTGTTATAATCTGTATGTCCCTGCTTCAGAGATTAGTGTTTGGTTATCTTACCAGCAAGTATATCATATAACTCTTTCTTTGTCAACTTACTATCCCCTTTTTTAAACTTATCTTCTAACATTTTAAGGGAGTTTTCAGCCTTTCTTTCTTTCTCTCTATCAAGTTTTATTTGTTCATATTTCTTCTTTGTACCCACATAATATTCTTTTAAATTCTCATCTGGTTTTGAAATAGTGACAATTCTGTCTTTATGAATAGAAAAAACATTGTCTGCTGAGTGATGTATCCAATCAGATAAACATACTGTTTCATCAACAGCACCATACTCATTGACATCTGATAAGACTTTGAGTTCCATCGGTTCTATCATTCGAATGAAAATAGATCCTTCTTCGTGTGTCAAGTAACAAACGATTTGTTCACCACTCGACAACTTTACGACTTTTAAATCATTTGGTGTCATTTTAACTCCACATTATGAATAGAATATTCAAATTCTTCTTCATTGTAAATATTTATGCGTTCTGAAAAGTGATTAAGTGTGAAGTTCTTGTACGTACCAAATGATAAATCATCTGCAATATCATACAATGTAGCATCTGTTTTTGATTCAGATTGTCTTAGACTTCGACCTATTGATTGTAAACTTCTTATCCTAGATTTGGTTGGAGATGAAAAAATAACATTGTGAAGATTACGAATATTAATTCCAGTGCTAAAAGTTCCGTAAGAGGCAACAATGATAGCGTTACTTTCATTTTCGACAATCGACCTGATGTTTTCCCGATCCACAGTTTCAGTACCACCATACACAAAAAAGACTTTGCGGCCTTCTTCAGCATTTTCTTTAATGTTTTCATATAACGGTACTCCATGTTTTTCTACATACTGAAAAAGAACAAGAGTATTACCATTAAGACGCAAACATAACTTACGAATAACGTTATTTCGTACTTGGTGTCCGGTGAGATATTCCATCTCCTCTTGGTAAGTTGCGTTTCGTATTTGTCTTCTATCTGCTTCATTGTGTTTTAGTACCAAACATTTAATCGTTAATTTACTCAACTGATTTTTATCAATCAGTGTCTTTGTTGAAGTTGCACGATACACCGTACCGAACAAACCTTCTAATACCAACTTGTGCGTTTTCGTACCGTCTAAAGTACCTGTCGTACCAATACGATACTTCGCATTATTTAAAGCAGTCATTATACCTGTTAACGACTTTGCTTTAAAGTTGTGTGCCTCGTCTCCGATCACACATTCAAATTGTTTGAAATAGTTTTTATCGAGGGTTGCTAAAGATTGCCATGTTGAGATTACAACATCTTTGACTATATCTTTATCATAACCATGATATATTCTATGACAGTATTTATCAACATTCCAACCATAATCTGCAAAGTCTGAATACATTTGTTCAACTAAAGATGTAGTCGGAACAATGATCAATGTCTTACGATTTGCCATTTGATGAAAACGAACAATCGAATAAATGATTAACGATTTACCAGATGCAGTTGGTGATAGTAATAATAACTTGTGTCGTTTGAGTGATTGATAGATTGCCTGTATTTGATAATCACGTACTTCAATATCTTTGCCTTGTGATTGGGGTTTGAGAGATTTACAGAATCCTTCGACATCTTTAACATCAATCTTTGTCGATGAATAAACATCTGGTGCCTGTACAACTTTTAAATCATTCTGTTTTGCAAACTCTCTCACATATGCCAATAATCCACCATAGAGTTTACCGTTTCTTTTATCGTATAGACGTATCTTTCCATCCCATACACGATTACGATATTGTGGAGAAAACTTGGCACCTGGAACTTCAAAAGTGAAAAACTCTGAAAGTTCTGCGGCTACATGAGGTTCACATCTTACTTTGATATAAACTTCATCAACTTTTTCTATATTGATCCTTGAGTGAATTTCTTCCATTCGATTGCGTTCTTTATATTAAATGTTCGATTATTAATATTTCTTAT